ATTATACACCTGATCCATATGATAGTTCTAATGAGTCTAGCGACGACGATGATTAATTAGTATCCGTAAATATATATAAGGATAACCCCATATATTAACGTATAGAATGTTCGACCTCAAGTATTATGCCATGTTATCCAAGAGTGAAAAATACTTCGATGAAGATAAAGCGAATTGTATGACTCGAAAAGCCATGCATGAAGCGGGAGTAAACTATTTTAAGCATAATGATTTATACTTATCTAGAATTGCTAATCTTCCAGATGAAGACCCTCTAAAATTTATAATTTTAGATCATTATAATAAATTTGGACAAAATGGCATGACTTCTCTTTTTAAAGAAATTAGAGATAGTATTTAAATTAGTATCCGTAAATATATATAAAGAAATATTTATATTATATATTAACGATGCCTAGTTCTAAATACTACCAATTATATAAACAACAGAATCCCGAATTACATAATAAAGAAAAACAACGAGTTAATAATATACTTAAAAGCAAATATGCTAATGATCCAGAGTTTAGAGAGAAATGCTTAAAATACCAGAGAGAGTATCAACAAAAGAAACGAGATTTAAAAAAACTAAATAATGAATTATAATATATATTAATTTTTATATTTTTTATATTTTTTTTATTTTTTTTAGTATAATATATACTAAAAAATCTATATTTATATTAAATCTATACATATTAGAGGTTTAAAGACCTTTAAAACGTATAAATCTAATGATATAACGATTAAATCCTATATAAATTTTAAAATTTATTTGGCATCTGGTGCCTATTTCTATTAGATTTATACGTTTTAAGGGTTTTAAGACCTTTTTAATTAAAGATTTAATATAAATCATGGTTTTTAATAGTTTAAATACGTTTTTAAATCAATAATATATTGTTTAATTAATTGTATTCTTATTTTTGCGTGTTTGTTAATGTACTTATAACAGTCATTAACATACATTACCTCTAATGGTGTAAGTTTAGTCATGTCTAAACATACATATAATACATTTACTACATTTTTTAAATTAGTACATTCCATATATATATCTTGTTTTAATAATTTCATATTATATATTAGAAATGGATATATCATTAAAACAATATCGCGATCGATGCTATATTAACTCGTTATTATGTGAGGGGTCATATAATTTTTATAATACGATTAATAATATTTGTTTATTCCCTACCATATTAGGATCATCGATTTTAACATGTTTAAATTCGTCTAATGTAGATACGGAGAAAATCAAATATATCAATATAATCATTAATGGGGCAATTACTATTATATTAGCAATTACAACCCAATATAAAATACATGATCGAATAAGTATGTTTAAAGCATATCAAAGCAAATTTACTAAATTAAACCATCATATCGAGGGATTAATAAATAATAAAAATAATAATCAAATATCAAATGAAGATATATCAGTAATCGTTAATAAGTATGATATGTTGGTCGATGAATTACAATTCACATATCCAGCACACATACGCAAAACAATAATTAAGAAATATGAAAAAACTTCGATTACTCTTCCTAATAGCCTTGCGATTGAATCATCAATCGTTATAATCGATTCTTAAGTTTTCTTAATATAATTATTATTAGCTACATCAACACTCGAGCCCATAGCTGTCATGTCTTTTTTTAATTCTTCGGCATTATCCCCATATTTATTCGTCAAATACATTTTACGCAGCATAGATGCTCCAATCTTCTTTTTAAATATACGATTTAATAATAAAGTAATTGAATTAGTATTCTTATATGGTTCATTCGTTTTCAAATCGATTAATAAATGATCGCCATCTTTTAATTTGAATGCTTTTATATATGCCGTTATAATTTGAAACAATTCTTCGTTAATATCTACTTCTTGACGATTATATTTTTTAGCGGTTTTGTAGTTGTTAAATATAAATTTCTTTTTTTTCATATCTAAATAATTAAATTCAATTGGCAAAGCATCGTTATATTTTGTTGATATTTTTAAATATTGATAATCCTTATTACGTCTCGGGGCTTGAAGATAATATAATGATAATAATAAATAATTTTGATATGATTGTTTGTTATCTTTATATTTATCTTTTAATTCATTATATATATTTTCCAATTCATCTTTTTTAATCCAATTTGTATTTTCTGTATCGGTCATAGCTGTCTGGTCCTTTAAGTTTTTATTATATTCGTCAAGTATTGCTGAATACTCTTTATAAAGGTTTTCGGCTTTTTTAGTTTTAGTTGTATTTAAGGAACATTTTAGAATCGATGCAATAGCAATAATATAATTTCGTTGTGTGTTCGGTTTATAATCTTTTATAATACTTTTTATATTTTCAATATTATTTAAAAAATTTAAATTCTTAACAATATTATTATTATTTAACTTTTTCAATTTGGCTTTATAACTATCGATTGAAGATTTTGATAAATCCTTACATTTAAATATTTCATCAATATTCATTTTATTTTATACATACATTTTTTTTATCATCATTATTAATAAGAATGAATTTAAATCCTGTTGATTTTAATTATATCGATGGAGAAAATATATATCCTTTGCAGGATTATATCGATGAACAAATAAATAATTTAGTCAGCACTAATATATATACATCTAATATTTATATTACACCAACTAAAAAATTAAATGAGGTTATTAATTATTCAACATCTAATTTAAATATTCAAAATGATATTAATTTTGGTCAAATTCAATTTAAAACAAGTACATCATATCCAGAAGACAACACTAAATATGGAACAATTATCGATTTTACGGGTAAATTACAAGTTTATCACAATTATAATATATTACAGCCAACATTTAGTGCTGGTTATTATGACGTTGAAACTGAATTATTACAATTAAAAGCAGACGGAATAAATACCGATATTCAATTAACAGGGTTAGAAGCAACAGATATTGCACAACAAGGACAAATAATGAATACTAATAATCAACTAATAACAGTAGAACAAAGACTATTTTTTTTAACAGAAAGCATATTCAGTAATGCAACATATGCACAATTTTCAAATCTTTTAAGTAGTTGCAATTTTGTACAAGCACAAGAACGGTACACGTCTTTGCGTGCAACATTAAGAGAAGACGCAGACACTATATATACTAATTCATATGGTAGAGGACTAATTTTTTCTGCTATTTGTGGTGCTGCAGGTGCTGCAATTGGTGCGACTGCTTCATTTTTTGCATATCAGCGAGCATCAAATATGCTTTATAGTAATTTAAATACTACAACTACGGAAAAAAACACCATTTATAATGCTGGTTTAAGTGATGAAATTCAGTCATACTCCAATTTTAGCATTTCAACATCTAATTTAAACGTTGCTAATGGTTTTATTAATTGTAATATTATAACTCTTCAAAATATACCAATAATAAATTCATCGCAAATAACCGTTAATAATACGGGTTCGGCTACATATTCATTAATTAATTTTAGTAATGCTACAAATAATTCAAGCGGTTATGTTGGTTTGGGTGGTATTGTAAGCGGTTATCATAATAATAATATGATATATAAAACTCCTGGTGCTCATGTGTTTAATGTTCCTGGGCAAGATTCATTATCTGTTCCAGCATTTGCGATTAATTCTTTTGGTAATGTTGGTATTGGTATAAACCCGAGTGCGTATCCTTTATATCGTTTTAGTGTAAGTGGGGATATATATATACACACAGGGGGAGCTTTAAGAACCAATTCAATTATTTATAATGGAACCGAACTTTCAACAAATATCGGCAGTTATCTTTTAAAATCTGGTGGAACTATGACAGGATTATTAACAGTTCCTACAATTAATGTGACTACATCAATAACAACACCTTCAATTATTTATAATTCCCAGGAATTGAGCACAACTTTAAATAATTATCTTTTAAAATCTGGCGGAACTATGACAGGAGCACTAACAACCAATTCAATTATTTATAATAGTGAAGAGTTATCAACCACATTAACAAATTATTTATTAAAAGCTGGTGGAACGATGAATGGAAGAATTGTTTTTAATACTGGTTATTATCAAAACCCAAGCCCTACAGGTTTTGGTGATAGAATAGTTTTACAAACAGGAATAGGAACAACTGGCTATAATTATTCGGTTGGAATTAATACCGATGTCTTCTGGTATTCCGCACCTGCTACTGCAAGTTATAAATGGTATTCAGGTGCAACAAATACGGCAACTTTAAATAATGTAGGACTTTTAACATTACCATCAATTAATGCGACTACATCAATAACAACGCCTTCAATTATTTATAATGGAACCGAACTTTCAACAACTGTAGGGAATTATTTATTAAAATCTGGTGGAACGATGACTGGACAATTAGCAATAACGGCAAATTCTGCAAGTTCTTTAATCAGTCTTACAAATACAGGCACAGTCGGTCAGGGAATATTACAAACAAATAATTTAGGGGGGTTCGCGCGATTAACTTATTACAATAGCGGGGCTGGTGGTTATTATACATGTAATTATGTACTTGAAGCATCATCAAATAATGCGGCAATTGTTATGAATACTGGCGGGAATACATCAAATTCGATACCAAGATTTATATTAAATTCATCAGGTAATATTGGAATTGGTATATCAAATCCATCGGCAAAATTAGAAGTTAATGGCAAAATTGGTTGTATTGGTACTTTAAATTGTTGGTCTAATGTTGGAATTGGAGTAACTAACCCATATACCCTATTACATGTAAGAGGCACAAATCCAGCTTTGACAATTATGGGACAAGGTGGAGGAGGTGCTACATCTACGATAAATTTATCTACATACGACCATACAACAAATTCCACTAATTGCGCTTTAGTTGCTACTGATAGCGGAAATTTTGGTGCTACTTTTCAAATTCGGCAAAAATTAGCAGGAGCAGATACTAATGGATTATTTACATCATTTATAATGAATGTTGATGGAAATGTTGGGATTGGAACAACTACGGTTGCAGGTATTAAATTTTATGTTAATGGAAAAACAAGATTTGAAGATGTGGTAACATATACAACTGGGGCTTGGAATTTATCAAAGGATGGAGTTTATCGCACTCATTATGGTAATAATGCCGCCTCTTATTATTCTTGTGGTAATTCTACTGAGGCACATTATTTTATGAAAGATGCATCTCGTGGATATGGTCCAATTGCAATTATGTATAATAGCGGGGATATTGTAACTTATGGAAATATAACAAGTGGGACTAATTCTTATGTTTATGCTGGAGGTTTAAGAATTGCAGGATGGGATTATAATAATTCCTTATATAATGGCGCCCGAGATTTAGGTTTAACTGTTGATAATGGAAAATCCATTACTTTTAATATTTGGGGTGGAAATGGCACGATGATGACAGTCAATAATAATAATGTTGTTATGAATACTTTAACAAGGTCAAGACAATATTTTAATTATGGGACTACTTTAGATTATAGGACCTCATTCGATGGAACTAATGGTCCGGGTTGGTATTGGATAACAAATGGTTATTGGGATGGAATAAGCACAGTTTCATATTTATGTATTGCTATTACTTGTTTAGGTCAAAACGCCGTATGGTTTGGGCGAATGTTCTTAGGACAAGGAGGCGGCTTTTATCAGACTATATGCGATATGCGAAATCCTAACGGCGGGACCAATACCATAGATGTTGCCGACGTTTGGAATGGAGGAGGGGGTAATGCAATTAAAATTACTATTAATAACGCCGTTTATGGTGGTCAATTTAATATTAAGGTTTCAGGATAAAAATATGTTATTATAATAATAATGATGGAAGAAGAACAAAAAGAACAAGAAGAACAAAAAGAACAAGAAGAAGAAGATATAGTAATTTTAACGGTGCGTGAAGAAATGAGAAAAGTTAATTTAATATTTACTCGTAATAAATTATTAGCCGATAGCGATAAATATGTTTTAATCGATTTTCCAATAACTCCCGAGAATTTAGAATTAATAAAACAATATCGGCAGGCGTTGCGAGACTTTACAAATAACGATTATATTATACCTGATATTCCTAATATTTAATATTTAAATTCTTTTCTGGTCTTAAAATAATATCTCATTATAATATTAGATATAATGGGAGATATTACCAGTTCCTTTCCTACTTCGTTATCTTATCGTATTCGCCAATTAACTGGCAATATGTCGCGTGTAGGTGTTAAAATTACACCAGACCGGGGATCCTCAATTTCTCCAAATGATATTATAACTTTTAAGCTTCCTAATAGTTCTGTTGTTGATTTACGAACATTTAATTTTTTCTACCAATTCACAACATCCGGAACAACTGGAACATTCATTCATCCTCGATATTCCAGCTCTCTTATTGAGAGAATATCAGTTATAATTAATGGAAATACTATCGATATTTTACCATCTTATAATTTCCTTTATAATACACTTATGGATTTGGAAGGTTCATCATTTGATCAATTTTCAAAACGTAGCGTTACCGAATGGTTCGACCCATCGCTAAAATTTACATCTGCAGACCCTACTTCTACTACTGACGTTGCTTTAGTTGCTGACAATTGGACCAAAACGGGTGCAACTGCTCCTTCTAAAGTCGACGGCACAATTTGCCACTGGCTTGCGTTTATGGGTTCATGTTCTCCAAGTTGTTTAGATACTAGCGATTTAGGCGATGTTTTTATTCAAATTCAATTTGCATCTCAATATGTTTTACCATCAACAATTAACGCAACTTCTCAAACTCTCGCCGGTGGTTCTTATACTCTTGATAATGTATATGCAACAGTTGACGTACTTTCATTTGCAAGTGATGAATATTATAATCTTAAAGCGTCAAAATTAGCATCATCAGGTTTAAATGTTGGTTTCTACTCATATTTAAATGCTCGATTCGCTTCAACTGCTAAAAATACCGGTATTAATGTTAATTGGAACGTATCCGCTAATTCTCTAGACCAGATTATCTGCACTTGCTGCAAAACTGACCAAAATTCAACCTGGAAACCTATGATTGTTTATGGTTCTAATGATGCTGGTTCAACTGTTTATACTATGTCTCAAATAGTAGCCGATCCAATTGGAAGGGTTAATAATACCGGTTCTATTAGAACTGATGCTCTCGGTGATGGTTTCATGAATTCATATTTTTTCCTTCGAAATGCTCAGGCTATTAAAGAAAGCCGGGTAAGTATTAATAACCGACCGATTAATTACGGATTTTTAACACCTAAAGAAGTATATATTCAAACTCTAAAAGCATTAGGATATAATCATATTGATCTAGGAACAAATGGGGTTAATGCCTGTATATTCTCGCTCGTGCATTTCTGCAAATATTATTTT